AACGATTTAGTTATAATAAGCATATAATTTATTTTTGCGTATTATACATTGCTTAGTGTTAGTAATTTAGTAGAGTTTTGTAGTTTTGTGGGTTAAAAATTCTCCAACATTGTTTTCTTACCGTGGCAATCGCGGCACACGGCTTTCAGATTATCAATGTGATTGGAGCCGCCGTGTTCTAAACTAATTACGTGGTCCACCTCAAACCAGGCCGGTAACGACCGTTCGCAGTCTCCGCATTTCCAACCCTGCATTGCCGCAACATACTTCTTCTTGCTTTCACTCACGCTGCGTTTGCTAGAATTACGCCCCGAATTCATGATTCGGCTTTCGCTAGAACTAAGTAAGCCGTTGCGTTCTTTTTGTGGCTCGCTTTGTTGCCTTGCTAAATTAGCGGTATTTGTTTGCGGGGTATTAAACCCGGTTCTTGCCATTCCGGCACCTCCAAGCCCGGTGGCTACTCCAAGCCCTGCGGCTCCTCCAAGCCCTGCGGAACCAAAAGCACGATTGTTAGTAAAATCAAAAAATGGGGTCAATATATCCATCGTTCCTTTACTAACCGGCATATATTTAATCATATCATTTGCGTGCACCAGCATTTCCTTTGTTTGCCCGGGATTCCGTTTCATAAATAACAGCAACGACAAGCCCACAAATCCAAACGTCGCCATTTTAATGACTTTCCGGTTTGCTGTAAATAATTTTGTAAATTTCCCGTCATAGTAAGTATTTATTATTAAAAATGCCGTAATTGCTAACACAATAAATTGTAATTTCATATTTATCACGTACTTCTTATAATGTTATATTTGTTATATTTGTTATATTATGGTTGGAATAAAAACACGTCATCAAAAATCAAAAATCAAAAATCAATGTTTATACATATGGTATGCACCATACGCTAATCCAACCACTATACATAAATACAGTAATTTGTCTCTGTATTTGAGTTCATCTAAAATACGAATGTGGCGCGGGGTATAGTGCACATAATAACGTTCCATCGCATCTTCCAGAGAGATTTCATCTTTTCCAATGGAAACATTTATGCGATTGTGTATAAAGTGTATCCACTTAATATAGGATGTCCGACTGTCTAAATACGGCGTGATGGGGTATTTATCCAACAATTTAATAAATTGCGACGACATTTCGGGATCGGGTATAAACAGCGGAAAGTTTTGTATAAAATCGTAGTATTTTTTACGGGTTACTTCGTTGGGTGTTTCCGGGTAATTCACGCCGGTGGTAAATAAAAAAAACCAATAATGGGGTCCCCATATGCTAGCATCTAATTTCGCCATTTGTCAGTCATATATTGTCAAAGTATATAAAAACATATTATTTCAAACTATAACATTGCCCATCTCTCTACAAAGCGATTAAAACAATAACAATAAAACCATTAACACAAATAAAATACACAAATAAAATACACAATAACAATGAGTTTGAATTTAGAAACACATAAAGACGACAATGACCATCACCACCAACACCACCATCACCAACAAAAGCAGTATCAAGAAGAAGAACAACTGAATCATCAGCGCATTCCTAATGCGCCACCCATCAAATACGTGTCAGCAAAAACGGGGTTATTTTGTAATAATTGCGGGAAAACGGGGCACGCATACAACACCTGCAAATCCCCCATTACAAGTATTGGGCTCATCGTGTTTAGATACGCGGAAACAGGCGAAGGCATTCAATATTTGATGATACGCCGGCGGGATTCATTCGGGTTCGTGGATTTTGTCCGAGGGAAATACCCGGTACAAAACGAAGAATATGTAAAACGAATTATAGACGAAATGACAGTGGAAGAAAAAGACCGCATATTAACGGAGCCGTTTGAATCGTTATGGAAGGGGCTGTGGGGCGACTATTCCAACAACCAATACAAAAGTGAAGAAATACAGTCCTATGAAAAATACAGAATCCTGAAAAATGGCATCAAACACAAAGATGAGCGCGAATATAATTTACAAAAAATAGTGTCAAATTCGGCGACATCGTGGAAAGAAACGGAGTGGGGATTTCCAAAAGGGAGACGCAATTACCACGAAAAAGACGTGTCGTGTGCGTTGCGCGAGTGTTTAGAAGAGACCGGGTATGAAATACCGCCATCCAACGTCATTCACAACATCGTTCCGTATGAAGAGACGTATATGGGGTCCGATATGAAATGTTATAAGCACAAGTATTATTTGGCATTTTTGGACGGGCGGCATTGTCAAATGAAATCCCACGACCGCATGGAAGTCAGTGAAATGAAGTGGATGTCTTACGACGAATGCGTGGCATCCATGCGCCCGTATAATTTAGAAAAAAAACACATTATTAAAAAAGTTCATTCGGTGTTGGAAAATTGTAAGTTGTATTGATTGATTCACAAATATTGTAATAAAATGTATTACTATATATTAGTATTACATATTGTCTGTCATGGATGAACCACACATTCAACCAGTTATCACTATAAAGAAAACTATTATAAAGACGAAAAAGAATAAACCGCACCCCCAAGACCGAGACCAAGACAATGATGAAACAATTGACAGCGCATTGGAAAAGTTATATGCCGACATAAAGAAGACAAACATGGGGGAAGGCACCAAGGCCGAAACCATGCTGTACAACAAACCGTACAACGACTTTCTTATAAAAAAGGAGAAGTACGAACGCAGGGATGAAGCCTCGCATAAACACGCCGAAGAATACGGGCACTTGTACCCCTCTATAAATGACCCGAATTTCAACATCAAAATCGCCGAAAAAAAGGAGTTTTATGACGCCAAATTCGTTGCGGATTTGGAGGCAGATGTAGAAAAACAAGCAGAAATACTGTGTAATGCTCCCTTTGAATTGGCGCCAAACCAAGTGTTTGTTCGTAATTTTCTTTCATTTGAGACGCCGTACAACGGGTTGTTGCTGTATCACGGGTTGGGAACCGGCAAAACGTGTTCCGCAATCAGCGTGGCGGAGGAAATGCGCGACTACATGAAACAAATGGGCATCACGCAGCGCATCATCATTATCGCCAGTCCAAACGTCCAGCAGAATTTCCGTTTGCAGTTGTTTGATGAACGCAAATTACAGGAAATAGAGCCGGGCATTTGGAACATACGCTCTTGCACCGGAAACAAATATTTGAAGGAAATAAACCCGATGAGTATGAAGGGGTTGTCACGGGACCGGGTGATTAAACAAATCAACCGTCTTATAAACGCTTCCTATTTTTTTGTGGGGTACAACGGGTTTGCGAATTACGTGCACAATGTGGCAGCCGCGGATGACGCAACCGCCATAAAACGCGGCGAAAATGCGGAAAAACAACGGCAACAAATTCAGCGAGACACCACATTTGGTAATCTCTCTGTGAAAAAACTGAAATCCGTGTTTTCAAACCGATTAATCATTATTGACGAAGCACACAACATTCGCATTACGGACGACAATGACAACAAGAAAACGGCGCAAGTATTGTTTCAGATTGCGCAGCACGCAACCAATTTGCGGTTGTTGCTTCTCTCTGGAACGCCGATGTATAACTCGTATAAAGAAATTGTGTGGCTGTTGAATTTGTTGAATGTGAATGACAAGCGCTCTACATTTGACATTCGGGACGTGTTTGATAAGGACGGGAATTTATTGGTGGATGCGAAGGGAAGAAACATCGGCGCGGAAATACTGGTTCGCAAAGCAACCGGCTACATTTCATTTGTGCGGGGAGAGAACCCATACACATTCCCGTACCGCATGTTCCCGGATGTGTTTGCGCCGGAGCACACATTTAAAACAAGGGATTATCCCCGGATTCAATTAACTGGAAGCCACATAGACCAACCCATAGAACACATAAATGTGTATGTAACGGGAATCGGTGAAATTCAAGAAGCGGGGTATAAATACATCATTGATTTAATGCTGGGCAAACGCGATGAACAGCGCAAAGGCCGAGAGATGAAACAAATAGAAAAAGAACAAAAACCTCGGCAACCCCGGCAACCTCGGCAACCCCGAAAATCCAAATTTGAAACCACAATTGATGAAATAGCGGAACGTAATATTACTGGCGGCGGAAACCCTCCTTCTAATCCTAATCTTCCCCTTAATCCTGCCATTAATCTTCCCCTTAATCCTGCCCTTAATCCTAACTCCATCCCGACATTTGAGAACATGGATACAATTGGATACGCATTAATACAGCGCCCGCTTGAAGCGCTGAACATTGTATATCCGGATGAAACATTGTTGGCGCACCTCGCATCTCCCGACGCACCAATAAATGTGCCACATATTTTGGGGAAAGAAGGGTTGTCTCGCATTATGAAATACGCCGAAAAAGGAACAAACCCGGCCAGCCGAGTCCAATTTGAATATAAACCCAATGTTGAACGCATGTTTGCGCCCGAAAACATCGGGAAATACAGCGCAAAAATAAAAACAATATGCGACAAAGTGCTAGCATCCACTGGAATTGTGTTAATTTACAGTCAATACATTGACGGCGGGGTGGTTCCGATGGCGCTTGCGTTGGAAGAACTGGGATTCACGCGATAC